GTGACGGTTCATCTGTTAATATTACAGGTGAGTGTGTTGATCCTATGTACGGTACATTTGTTATAGAAAATCACATAGAAGAAATTAACGATCATTGGACAAAGACTATAGATTTTGACGATGTGAACTACGTGTACAGAGATAGTAATCATCATTCTAAATTTATGCAGTTTTGTGAGGATTACATTAAAAGGTGTCCTTTTGAAATTAAGAACACTTTTGATTTTACGTGGTGGTTAGCGTTTACATTGAAGTGGCAATGGATAGATCGTAGATTGTTTGGTAATTTACCCGATCCTAGTGGTTATAAAAATATGTTAAGTTTCTTTAACACACCAGAATATCAAATTTGGAGTATGACAAATCACGATCTAAAACATCAAGGAACTTACAAAACATATAAGTGGCCATCTAAACAATATATCTATGATTTTAATCCAGATTCAAATTACTTGATGAACAAAACAAAAGAGAAGAGTTTACCAAAAACTGTAGGTAGCCATGCAAAAAAATCTTGGCACAGAAATAGAATTATATTTACTGATGGTACATACTATCCAATAAATTCTGACATTATACCATCAGATATTTTAACTTGGGATTTATTTAACAAATCTTTATGTGATAAATATAAAGGAATGGAGATCAACCATGTATGAATATAGATGTAAAATACTAAGAGTTGTAGATGGCGATACAGTAGACGTTGATATTGATCTGGGGTTTGGTGTATGGATGCATAAACAAAGGATTCGTATGTATGGTATTGATACTCCTGAGAGTCGAACAAGAGATTTAGAAGAAAAGAAATATGGCCTTATGGCAAAAGAACTAGTTAAGAGATATGTTCCAGAAGGCTCAATGCAAACACTTATTACAGAAAAAGATGACAAGGGTAAGTACGGACGTATTCTAGGAAAGTTTAAAATAACAGTTAAAGAAGAAGAAACAACTCTTAACGAGTGGATGATTGTCAACCATTATGGCGTAGAATACTATGGACAATCTAAAGAGGAGATTGAGGAAGAACATATACGGAATAGAGAGCTTGTTAATCCAGACATGTCTAAAATCTTCAATTTACACTAATGACAGAAACAGTATACCTTGGCAATCCAAACCTCAAAAAGGCAAATGTACAACAGGAGTGGACGCAAGAAGAATTAGTAGAATATCAAAAGTGTATGAAAGACCCCATATACTTTATTATGAATTATTTAAAAATTGTCTCTCTTGATGAGGGGCTTGTTCCTTTTACAATGTATGATTTTCAAAAGGAAATGGTAGGCACGTTTCATAATAATCGATTTACAATATGCAAATTACCAAGACAGTCTGGTAAATCTACTACAATTATTGCATATCTTTTACATTATGTTTTGTTTAATCCTTCAGTGAATGTTGCTATTCTTGCAAACAAGGCCGCAACTGCACGTGACTTACTATCACGTTTGCAACTTGCATATGAACATATGCCTAAGTGGTTACAACAAGGAGTAATGTCATGGAACAAAGGGAGTTTAGAACTTGAAAATGGTTCAAAGATTCTTGCATCTTCTACTTCTGCCAGTGCGGTTCGTGGCGGTTCTTATAATATTATTTTCCTTGATGAGTTTGCTTACGTTCCTAGTAACGTAGCCGAACAATTCTTTAGTTCTGTTTATCCTACCATATCATCTGGAAAAACAACAAAGGTGATGATCGTTTCTACTCCACATGGTATGAATATGTTCTATAAATTGTGGACAGATGCAGAGGAATCACGTAATGAGTATATTCCTATTGAGGTTCATTGGAGTGAAGTTCCTGGCCGTGATGAGGAATGGAAAAAACAAACCATTAAAAATACCTCAGAGGCACAATTTAACACAGAGTTTGAGTGTGAGTTTCTTGGTTCTATTGATACACTTATATCTGCACGTAAACTAAGACAACTTGCATATAGACCACCCATGACTAGTAATGCTGGTTTAGATGTTTTTAAAAAACCAGAAGAAGGCGCAACTTATTTTTTGACAGCAGATGTTTCACGTGGTACATCTAATGACTATTCTGCATTTGTGGTATTTGATGTTTCCCAAATGCCTTACAAAATTGTAGCAAAATATAGAGACAACGAAATAAAACCCCTTCTATTCCCAGCGAAAATTTATGAAGTTGCTCGAGCATACAATCAAGCATTTGTTATGGTGGAGGTTAATGACATTGGAGAACAAGTTGCTAATGCTTTGCAGTTTGATTTAGAGTATGATAACCTTGTCATGGCATCTATGCGTGGCCGAGCAGGACAGGTTATGGGTGGTGGTTTTTCTGGTGGTAAAGCACAATTAGGAATAAGAACTACAAAATCTACCAAAAAAGTAGGTTGTTCAAACCTCAAACAATTGGTTGAGGATGATAAGTTAATTATAGAGGATATGGATATTATCAGTGAACTATCTACATTCATAATAAAAGGATCATCTCATGAAGCAGATGATGGTTGTACAGATGATTTAGTTGCATGTCTGTTTATGTTTGCCTGGGCAACTGATCAACAATATTTCAAAGAATTAACTGATCAAGATATTCGACAGACTATGATGCGAGAACAACAAGACGCACTAGAACAGGACATGGCTCCTTTTGGATTTGTAGTAACTGGACTAGAGGATGAAAATATAGGTCAGATGGTAGATGAATATGGTACTAAGTGGAGTCCTATAGTACGAAACTACGAATCAGATTGGTAATTACAACCATACGAAGATAAATGGAAATATGTATAGTGGCCATGCAAGTAACATGGACATTAACGAAACCTTAATAGGATTTGCGTCTGCAATCTTTGCCGCAGTAAAAGAAGATAGCGCAACAGGTGGAGTTACCATAGATAACACTCCAAAATACAATACAAACAGATGTGCATATATGTCGGTGATTCCTGCCTCAATAAGAGATGGCGCTGCAACTATTGCAACCAGAAGGTAAGTAGAACTAGTCGGCATACCCATTCCAAGGATTATACACAGAATTGCAACTAGTGTCAAGAGAATAAACGTATTTCCTCCAGATACTACATTAAGTATCGATGTTATGTGAAAACTAAGCCCAGTTTGATCCATTATCCCTATTATTAGCCCTATAGCTGCAGATAGTATAATAAGACTAAACATTGCATTAGATATAGATTCTGCAAGATTCTTCTTGACAAACCCTTTATATTCTGGTATAATATCTAAGGAAGATAACTTAGGTGTGGTTAGTAACAACAAAATGTAAAACGTAACCGCTGGAAATATAGAAACTAAAACAACATCCCAATACGATACCATAAGAATTTCTGCCATAAGAAACGCAGCTGCACCCATAACTGGAGGCATGAGTTGTCCACCTGTAGACGCAACTGCCTCGTATGCAGCTGCACGAACTTTTGAGTATCCACACTTAATCATAATAGGAATGGTGAGTTGACCTGTACTCATTACATTTGCGACTGCACTCCCAGAAACACTCCCAAACACCGCTGAGGAGAGTATAGCAACCCTTCCAGGCGATCTAACATACTTGATGATGTATTTCATTAAGAAATCTATGATACCAAAATATACTAGTATTTGTCCCACTAAAACAAACAAAAAGACTATTCCACACATAATTGCGATGGACATACCTAACATTGCAGTATTGTCTATGACTATATGTGATATTAAGTCTAGGTAGTTTATGTCTAGAAACAGAGGATATATTAGAAATAATCCTAGTATTATACCAAAAGATTTACCACTTGTCAAGTAACAACTTATTAAAACTAAACTACAGAGTGGTATGGATATACAATATAGTAGTAACTTATTGTAGTTTGCATATTCAGTTAGATAGGGATAACTAACAAATAATGCTAGGCCTACGTATATTAAAAAAATCTCTATTCTTTTAAATGCACATCCTAAAGAAGTTAATAGTATTAGTATGTACCATTGTTCGTCTAAAAGAGGGTATCCAACATAGAAATCTATGTCAGATACACTCAGTATTAGAAGTAACGGTAAAACGTACTTAGTTAGATTTGAGGATACGATAAGCAATTCTTGCACCCATATGCATAGGAACTCCACCAGTAAATGCGTTCATTTTATTCTTATCAAACCCACTTACCATTTTTGAAGAGTTCTTATATACTTCTGCATGTTTATGTAATGCAAGAACAACATTCTGCACTACATTGTTAGGTACATCTTTGTGTGTCCATAACATATAAGGAAAGGTAATAATACGTGTGGGTTTACGTATTGAGGGCCATCTAGGGTTAGGATTAACCGTAATAACCTCAAAACCAGGCCACCCTTTTAGTAGACGTTCTTGTGCGGGCCCGTTATTAAGAGACAACATACGAATACCACCGTCTGCAATCGCACCAGCATGAAGTTTCTTTGCATGACCAGCACCCACAGAAATGATTGCAACATCTACTGCACCCCTACGAAATGCGTTCCAGTTGCCTGGCAATGAAGTTACAGGAACACGTACTACATCATCCCACCCTAATGCTGGTTCTGCATTAAGTAGTTTGTGTTTGATATTCCAGTGAAAACCAGGCGCACCTTTGAAACCAGAGGGTACTCGTTTACCCTTTAGATCGTTATAACTCTGAATACCAGAGTTGTCTCGTACCGCAAGACCTGTCTTAAAAAAGTGTAGATTTGCAACAAAACGTAGATTTTTGTGTGCTTTCTTTGATGTACGGATACCTGTATATCCCCAGAAAAAATCAGTTGGATTACTGATACCGAAGTCAATTTTACCAGCATCTACTTTTTCTAGGTAAATCTGTGTTCCTCTGTGTGGTAGAGGAGTTAGTGTAAGTCCAGCTGCACTCATAGTTTTTGCAAGTGCAACTGCTGTTTGGTAGTTTGCACTACCTTTTGTACTTCCCAAGGTTTCTGCATATGCAGAGGTTGTCATGACGACTATAATTAGTGCCGAAATAATCGATTTCATATCATACTCCTGTAATAAATTCAATTAGATCATTATCAAGTTTGATCCAACAATTAGAACAAACAATAATAGATTCATTCATAAGAACAATCACTTCTTGTCTGCTTTCTTCACTGGTTCCTACTCTTTTAGATAGTTTACGGATTTCTGAGTTATGAGGATAAAATTTAAGACACACTGTTTCTGCTTCTCCACAGTGTACACAATGTTTTTCGCCTAAATATTCATTGAGTATAATTAGACGATTACGATAGTTTCTACGAGCCACCTTCTTAATTGTATCTTTATACTTCTCATAATGTTCATTAACCATACATTTATTTATAAGTATTAACACATCTAAAAAGGGGTTATTGCAATTCTTTTTTTTATAAATAATTCTGAATAACAATGATATTTCAAACTTTAGGAGTAACAAAATGTCTTTTTTATCTTCTCCTGGCGTACATGTACGAGAGATTGACCTTACGAATATTGTTCCGTCCGTTGCAACCACAGTAGGTGCAATTGCATTACCGGCAGAACGAGGCCCATCTGGAAGCATAGTAACAGTCGGAAGTGAGCAGGACTTACTACAAGTTTTTGGTAAACCAAACGCAAGTAATTTTGAGTGGTGGTTTACAGCTGCAAACTTTCTATCTTATTCCGATCAACTAAAAGTTGTTCGGCCAACATCTGGACATCTAAATGCTGGTGAAGCATCAGGTGTTCTAATTCGTGATGACGATCACTATATTAACTCTTACTGGTCTGAATCTGGTGACGGACAGGTTACTTCTAATGATTGGTATGCAAGAAGTGCTGGAACTTGGGGTAACTCAATCGGTATTCAAGTTTGTCCTTCTGCAACTGCATATTCTCAAGATTTAGGTGGTAGTTATCTTACTGTAGGTGAAGATGCTATCGGTTCAACTTCAATTAAAGTTGATGACGTAGATGCAGCTGGTTATGCATTTAACGTAGGTGACCTGATTTCTTTCTTCTCTGACTCTAACTTTACTACTCCAGTTGATGACGAAAGAGAGTACGAAGTTACTGCGATTGCAGCTGGATCAGACAATGACCTAACAATTCGTCTTGCTGACGATCCAAATGGTCAGGGTCTTGTAAGTGTCATTCCTGATAACTCTTACATTCGCAGACGTTGGAGGTTTCATAATCTCTTTAACGGAGCGCCCGGCACATCTGAATATAATACTTTAAATGGTCGTGGAACTGGTGATGAGATGCACATCGTTGTGTATGACATTACTGGAGACATCACAGGATATGATTACAATGTTGCTGGTCAAGCCACTAACGCTGTACTTGAAGTTTATCCTAATGTTTCTAAAAATCCATATGCAAAATCCCCACAGGGAGACAGCATTTATTATCCTGATCAAATCTTTAGGAAGTCACAATACGTCTATTGGGGTGATCATATTTCTACTGGTACAAACTGGGGTACAGACACAACATCTGCTTATACTAATGTTGTTCCTATTACATCAGTTTCTCTTACTGGTGGTACGGACGATTATGCTACAACTAATGGAGAGCTTAGACTTGCATATGATGAGTTTTCTGATACAGAAAGTTTAGACATTAACCTAGTATTGGGTGGTTCAAGTTCTCATGTTGCAGATTCTGCTGCAAATATGGATACACACGGAACAATGATTACTGATCTTTGCGAACTACGTAAAGATTGTGTAGGATTTGTTTCTCCATATCGTGCCGCAACTGTAAATGTATCATCTACAATCACACAAACCGCAAATGTGGTCGCTGCATTTGATCTTCTGCCATCGTCTTCTTATATTGTTTACGATAGTGGTTACAAATATATGTACGATAAGTACAATGATGTATATCGATATGTACCACTAAACGGTGATATTGCTGGTCTTTGTGCAAACACAGATAAGGTTGCAGACCCTTGGTTCTCGCCGGGCGGTTATAATCGTGGTAATATACGTGGTGCAATCAAACTTTCTTATAATCCTAAGAATAGTGAGAGGGATCAACTTTACAGGAAACGTATTAACCCTGTAACTAACTTTCCAGGCCAAGGTGTGGTTCTCTTTGGAGATAAAACTGCTCTTGCCAAACCTAGTGCATTTGATCGTATTAACGTGCGTAGATTGTTTTTGGTTCTTGAGAAAGCAATTGCTACTGCATCTAAATTTCAACTCTTTGAGTTCAACGATGAATTTACAAGAGCGCAGTTTAGAAACTTGGTAGAACCTTTCTTGAGGGACGTACAAGGTCGCCGTGGCATCTTTGACTTTAAGGTAGTCTGTGATGCAACAAACAACACAGGTGAAGTCATTGACCGAAACGAGTTTATTGGTGATATATACATCAAACCAGCTCGTTCCATCAACTTCATTACCCTAAACTTTATTGCGGTACGAACTGGTGTCGCATTTAGCGAGGTAGGAGGTTAATCATGGCTAATATAGATGACTTTAAAGCAAACTTAATCGGTGGTGGTGCAAGAGCCAACCAATATAGGGTAACTATTACACCGCCGCCAGGCATTGCAATTGGACTTGATGTTCGTAGAGCTTCTTTTCTAGTAACTGCATCAAATCTTCCTGCTCAAACTTTGGCAGAAATTGTAGTACCTTTTCGTGGTCGGAATATCTACATTGCTGGAGATAGATCATTTGAAGAAGCTTGGACAACCACTTTCATGAACGATACGGACTTTATGATCCGTAATGCAATGGAAAGGTGGTCTAATGGTATCAATGATCTCGCCAATAATACTGGTGTGATTGCTCCTTCCGATTATCAGACCGATTTGACTGTAGAACAGTTGGATCGTGACGATACAATTCTGAAGACTTATATCTTTAGAAGTGCATGGCCTACAACTATAAGTCAAATTGATCTGACTAACGAAACAGCTGATGCGATTGAAACTTTCGATGTTACTTGGAGATACCAACATTTCGAAGCTTCAGGCGTAAACTTCTAAATTTAACCCTACTAAATAATAGTAGGAGATTTAAGTATGGCTGAACTTTTCGGGTTTTCAATAAAACGATCATCAAAGGATGTGGCGTCTAACGAAAAAAGTTTCGTTAGTCCCACTCCTGATGATGGTACTATAGAAGTTGCTGGTGGTGGTTTCTTTGGTCAGGTATTAGATACCGATGGACGAGAGAAAAATGAGATAGACCTCATCAAACGATATAGAGATATTTCAATTCAAGCAGAATGTGATGCTGCAATTGAAGATATTGTTAATGAGGGTATTGTTGCAAATCAGGAAGATGTTCCTGTGCAAATTTCATTGGATAGGGTTCCCTATTCAGATAAAATTAAACGTAAAATTAGAGAAGAATTTGAAGAAGTTCTGAGGCTTTTTGATTTTAATACAAAAGGTCACGATATTTTCAGACGTTGGTATGTCGATGGCCGTGTCTACTATCACAAAATTATCGATAATAAATCTCCACGAAAAGGTGTTACAGAATTACGTTGGGTTGATCCTTTAAAAATTAAAAAAGTTAGAGAAGAAAAAAAGAAAGTAGACCCTAAAACTCAGATTGAAATGACTGAGAAGGTAAATGAGTATTTTATTTTTAATCCTATGGGTATCGATAAGACAGGACTTTCTGGTGGTAACTCTGGTACTCAGGGCGTTAACCAAGGAATTAAAATTGCACCAGATGCAATCACATATGTTCCTTCTGGTATTATAGATTCTAATACAGGTAGAGTTATGTCCTATCTGCACAAAGCAATCAAACCTGTTAATCAATTACGTATGATCGAAGATTCACTTGTTATCTATCGTATCTCACGTGCGCCCGAAAGACGTATATTCTACATTGACGTTGGTAATCTACCAAAGGTTAAAGCAGAACAGTATCTTAAAGACGTTATGAACAGGTATCGTAACAAAATGGTATATGATGCATCTACTGGTGAAATACGTGATGATCGTAATCATATGTCTATGTTGGAAGATTTCTGGCTACCACGAAGAGAAGGTGGTCGAGGTACAGAAATTACAACATTGCCCGGCGGTTCTAATCTTGGAGAAATTGATGACATTAACTACTTTCAAAGAAAACTATATCGTTCACTTAACGTGCCGATATCACGACTCGAATCTGAATCAGGATTTTCTTTGGGTCGATCTACAGAAATTACAAGAGATGAACTCAAGTTTACAAAGTTCGTGCAGCGGATTCGTAAGAAGTTCACTCCCCTATTCACAGACGTTCTCAAAACAAACTTACTCCTTAAAGGTGTTATTGCCGCAGATGATTGGCCACTAATACAAGAACATCTCTCATATAATTTCTTGGAAGATGGACATTTTGCCGCACTTAAAGAGTCAGAGTTGTTGGAAGATCGTATTAATCAGTTAGGTTCTGTTGAGCCCTATATCGGAACATTTTTTAGTAAAGAATATGTGTTGAAGAGCGTATTGCATATGACTGATACAGATATACAACAAATGCGTGATCAGATTAAGAAAGAGACAGAAACCGATCCTATGGATGGTGGAATTATTCTACCGCCAGGTGGAGATGGTATCAATCGTATTCCGATTGGGCCAGGTGATGAACCTATTGATCCGAAAATGTCTGCTCAAGACAGAGTTAAACTATCAGTGGGTGGTGTAGACCCAGACGATCCAGAACACGATGGTAAACCAGACGATAAACAAAAATTTGATCAACACAAGACAGCAAAGGAGAGTGATAATGAGTAGAGATTTTGTAGACTCAGTAATTAATAATGATAATGTAACTGCACAGGATACATTTAAATCTGCAATGGCTGATAAAGTTGGAGAAACTTTGGAAGTAAAACGTAGAGATTATGCAAAAGCATTTGTCAGTTCACTACCACAGGCAGTAGAAAATGACGATTGAGTTTAATAATTTGTACGAATCTACAGTTGTAGAGAAGGATGAACACAGGAAATCTATGCAATATAAGAAATTATCACCTAAAATGCGGAATGCTGTAGATGATATTTTTAAAATCATGGATTCTAAACCTTCAGATTTCCTAAATAGTTTCGAAAAAACAATAACAAATATTTCAAAAAAGTTTAAAGTCCCAGAAAAAGACCTTATGAAATATTTTGAAAAAGAAATGTTATCAATCTAGGCTAGGAGTACAGAATGGCTATCGCAACACAGACATTAGTAGATTCAGATTTTGAAGTTGTCACAAAGCACACAATTACAGGAACAAACGGAACCGCATTAAAGGTAGTAGATGTTTCTGAACTTGCTGGTGCCGCTACTGCTCCTAGAGTATCTATCGTTGCTTGTCAGTGGACGGTTAGTTCAGTGACAGAGATCGAATGGGACGCTACATCAAATGTAACTGCACTTACACTAAATGGTAATGGTGCATACAATGGTAGTGGGCAGTCTTTACCTTCAATTGCAAATAATGCTGGTAGTGGTATTACTGGTGACATCTATATCGAAAACGATAGTGCATGTGTAGGTACTATTATTTTAAAAATGAAAAAAGTATCAGGTTTTGATAACATTAGTTAGGAAAAATGACATGGAATCAGTAAGATTATTTTCAGAACAAGTTGAAGAAGTAGAATATATTACCGAAGCAAAAGAAGACGGTAAGAAAAGCTACAAAATCAAAGGCATTTTTCTGCAGGCAGATATCAAAAATCGTAACGGACGTATATATCCAATGGAAGTACTTGAAAAAGAAGTCAATAAGTATAATGAAAACTTTATTGAACAAAAAAGGGCATATGGAGAGCTCGGACATCCAGACGGCCCAACAGTGAATTTAGAGAGAGTTTCACACCTAACTGAGAGCTTAGAGCGAGATGGAAAGAATTTCATAGGATCGGCAAAGATTATGTCTACACCTATGGGAGAAATTGTGAAATCCCTTATGGAAGAGGGATGTAAATTAGGTGTATCGAGTCGAGGGATGGGAAGTTTACAACAAAAGGGTGGTGCAAATTACGTCAAAGATGATTTTTACCTTGCTACCGCTGCCGATATTGTTGCTGACCCTTCAGCCCCAAACGCCTTTGTTGAAGGTGTTATGGAAGGAAAAGAGTGGGTTTGGAATAATGGCGCACTTGTAGAATCACATCTTGTCGAACTAAAGAAACAATTTGACGTAAAACAACGCAATAGAAACGCAAAAGTAGAGGCTTTGGAGTTTGCAAAGTTTCTTAAAAGACTCTAATTTATAAATAAATATTACAAAGAAAAGGAGACATCCTATGTCCGAACTAGAACAAACAATTGAGGAACTTGAAGCGGAAGTCCTTGCAGAACTTGAGGAAGCATCAGAAAAACCTCTAGGTAAAGCAAAAGACCTTGGCCTTGGTTCAGATAACGCTGGAGATAGTGTCTCCACCGCTAAAGACCCCAAAGCAAATGTTGCTGGTGCCGATTCTGCTGAATCAGTCGAGGGAGAACGTACTGATCTTGGTGGTGCAAAACCAGAAGCAAAAGTAGAAAAAGGTGTAGATGGAGAAGATCGATCTGAAAAAGAGATTGGTAAGAAAGCATCTGCAGCTGCATCTGCAACAAAAGACGCCCAAAATTCGGGTGCTAAACAGGAGCCTAAAATGAAACAAGGAAGTTCGGGCGAAGCAACGCCAGGCGAAAGTCAGAAACTTGCTGCTTCCCATGAACCCGAAGGTGATGAGGTTCTAGAAGAAGCACCAAAACTAACTAAAGCACAACATATCGAAAATATCGCAAAAATGAAGAAAGGTGATATTGAAGAAATGCTTGCTGCTCATGCATCTAAGTTGGAAGAAGCAGATAATGCTGAATCTACTGCTGAGTTGCAAAAGCTCGAAGATGCGAAAGCAGAAATCGAAGAGAAGATTAAAAACATCAATGTTAAAGAAGACGTTGATGCATTGGTTGACGGTGAAGACCTTTCTGAAGAGTTTAAAGAAAAAGCCGCAACTATCTTTGAAGCCGCAGTTAAGTCAAAGATTCGTTCAGAAATCGAGCGTATCGTTGAAGAGACTAACGATTCTAAAGAAGCAGACATGGAGACTTTCAAAGAAGAGATGACTGAGAAAGTTGATACATATCTAAATTACGTAGTGGAAGAATGGACTAAAGAGAATGAATTGGCAATCGAGCGTGGACTTAAAGGCGAGATTGCAGAAGATTTTATCTCTGGACTGAAACAACTTTTTGAAGACCATTACATCGATGTGCCTGATGAGCGTTATGACGTTCTTGAAGCACAAAGTGAAAAGATCGCAGAACTAGAGACTCGTCTTAATGAAGAGATTGAGAAAAATGTCGAAACTAAAGGCGTTAAAGATACTCTAGTTCGTGAACAGGTTATTTCTGAGGTTTCCAAAGATTTAGCCGATACCGAAGTTGAGAAGTTTGAAGGTCTGGTTGAAGATGTTGAGTTTGTTTCGGAAGATAACTTTCGTGGTAAACTTGAGACTTTGAAGGAAAGTTATTTCCCAAAAGTTCAGCCAGTCACAGACTCTATTGATGATGTAGACGATAGCACCGCTCAGGACGTTGATACGACTGATACCATGCAAAGGTACATGTCGGCAATCAGTCGTGATCAAAAGGCGAGTGCATAATATTATAAAACAGATGTAAAATAAAGGAGAAACAAAATGTTTCAGACAGAACATCTACAAGAAAAGTGGCAGCCAGTCCTAGAACACCCTAATCTTCCTAAGATTGAGGATTCTTATAAGCGTGCTGTTACTACTCTCATCTTGGAAAACCAAGAGAAGGCATTGAACGAAGATCGTATGATGCTTTCAGAAACTGCCCCTACCAACTCTACAGCTGGTGGACAAATGGACATGTGGGATCCGATTTTGATCTCTCTCGTTCGGCGTGCAATGCCTAACCTCATTGCGTATGACGTATGTGGCGTTCAGCCAATGACAGGGCCAACTGGTCTTATCTTTGCTATGCGTTCTACATTTACTTCTCAGGATGGTGCAGAAGCACTTGTTGATGAGTCAATGCCTGATATCTCCAATCAAAATGCTGCCGGTACTGTTGGTGGTGGTGATGTTGGTGCTACAGAAACTAACCCTGCTGTTCTTAATGACAGTCCTTCTGCTGGAACTTATGTTTCTGCAACTGGTATGACTACGGCTCAGTCCGAAGCATTGGGTGATTCTGCTACTAACGCTTTCGCAGAAATGGCTTTCTCAATCGAGAAGTCCACGGTTACTGCGGTTTCACGTGCTCTTAAAGCTGAGTACACAATGGAACTTGCTCAGGACTTGAAAGCAATCCACGGACTTGACGCAGAAACAGAATTGGCAAATATCTTGTCTTCTGAAATTCTTGCAGAAATCAACCGTGAAGTTGTTCGTTCACTTTATGTGACTGCTGTTAAAGGCGCTCAGGTAAACACAACAACTGCTGGTATCTTTGATCTAGACACCGACTCAAATGGTCGTTGGTCTGTTGAGAAGTTTAAAGGTCTTATGTTTGCTATCGAACGTGATGCCAATGCGATTGGTCAACAGACTCGTCGTGGTAAGGGTAACATGTTGATTGTATCTGCTGACGTTGCAAGTGCATTGAACATGGCTGGTGTACTTGATTACACACCTGCTCTTAACAACAATCTATCCGTAGATGACACAAGCACAACATTTGCTGGTGTTATGAATGGTCGTTTCAAGGTTTATGTTGATCCTTATTCTGCTAACGTAGCTGCTTCTCAGTACTATGTTTGTGGTTATAAAGGTACTTCGCCTTATGACGCTGGTTTCTTTTACTGCCCATACGTACCTCTTCAGATGGTTCGTGCGGTTGGTGAAAATTCCTTCCAACCTAAGATTGGTTTTAAGACACGTTATGGTCTTGCTGCTAATCCTTTCGCTGGTGCCGGTGCGGTTGCAGCTGGTGACACTGTTAATACAGATGCTTCACTTGATGCAAACACAAATGCTTGGTATCGCCGAGTTAAAGTTACTAACCTTATGTAAGATAAGGGAACTACGAAACTTGGGGGGAGCATTTTGCTCCCCCTTTTTTTTGACCTAAATAGTAATAGGAGATAAAAATGGCTGGGCCACTAGACAGACAACCAACAAAATTAGACTATTCAAGTCCAACACAGTTTAAATTTGGTATACATCAATTACCGAAGGTTGAATATTTTGTAACTGCATGTACGTTGCCTAGTGTTTCTTTAGGTACTGCTATTCAAGCTACACCATTTAAAGATATTAGGGTTCCTGGCGAAAAATTAACTTATGGTTCTTTAGAAGTTACATTTCTCGTAGATGAATATTTGGAGAACTATACCTCACTTTATAATTGGATGACGGGAATTGGGTTTCCTGTAAGTAGATCGCAATTTAGTCAATTTAGAGATGTTACATCTAATAGCACTGAACAAGAAACTATTGGCACACCTTTAACAGATGTAGTAGGTACTGCATCTCCTGATAAAGCATTATATTCAGATGGATATCTTATGATCCTTTCAAATAAAAATAATCCTATTGTTGAGATAGATTTTCAAGATTTATATCCTACATCTCTAGGAACATTAGATTATAATCAGGGCGCAACTGATGTTGAGTATTTAACTATGAGCGCAACATTCGAATATAAAATCTTCACTATTAATCCTTTATAAATATACTTGAGCAGATATTTGATAAGCTATAACAATATCAAATTTTAGACTTAATGATCTAGTAACGACTAGTTGCAACTTACTAGGGTCAATATAAAAAAAAGAGAGTAATCAAACTCTGCTCAAACTTTTTACTATGAAAGATAATTATGAATTTAGAAGAACTGAAAAAAGAAGCACACAAAGACCTACCTATTACTGATCAAGAACATTTAGATCAGGAGTCCTATCGCAACCAAGAAATAAAATCTAAATGGTTGGACTATAAGTCTCGTTTTGAACTTTTACTTGTAAAAAATAATGGAGACTATCAAAAACTTTATCGAGCCAAATGGGAATACTATGGTGGTAAGTCTGATGCAAAAGTTTATGTTGCGAAACCATTTGACCTTAAAGTACTAAAAACTGATCTCACCATGTATATAACATCTGATGACGAAGTTATAGAACTTGGTGCAAAAATTGAGTATCTCAAAACAGTTATAAAGTTTACAGAAGGCGTTATCAAATCTATCGACAATCGTGGGTGGGATGTTAGTCACGCAATCGCATGGAAAAAATTTGAAGCAGGGATGATGTAATGGTTAATGTAAGTAAAACAAATTTATTTCCAACATCAATCTACGAGTTTGAATCTGAGGTTACAGATCAACAACATAAAGATATGATTGATTATATTGCAGATAAGTTTGAAAACAAATACAAAAATGTACAGACAGGTGAAGATGCACCCTTTGGTTTATATCAAGGTGATGACGATCTACACACAAAACCTGAGTTTAAATACCTCACAGATTTTGTTCATGCATTGAGCTCTAATATATTTGTACAAGAAGGATATGAATATCAGAAGGTAGAAGTAACACAAATGTGGGCAAATTATCAAGATGATGGTAGTATTCATCCACCACACACCCATGCAAATAGTGTACACTCTGGTGTGTATTATTTAGTTGCAAATGAAAAAACTTCTGGCACACAGTTCTTTGATCCCAGAGGACAGTGTAAAGTACTAGTTCCAAGAAGGGAAAAGTATTTAGTACAAAACTCTAATATGTTTCAAGTAAATGCTAAGAAGGGTCATGGAGTAGTATTTCCTTCTTGGTTGCAACATTGGGTTCCTAGTAATAAAGGGGAAAGAATAACTATATCATGGAATGTTATTATGAGAGGTGAGTACGGAGAAGCTCATACCTTACAAAATGCTAATATCTAAGAAGAACGAAGTATATCTGATTATCTCAGAACTTTCAGATGCTCATCGTCAAGAACTTTCAGACTTTTTTACGTTTGAAGTACCAGGCGCAAAGTTTATGCCTATGTATAAAAATCGTATGTGGGATGGTAAGATACGATTATTTTCTCCAGCGACAGGTGAGATATATGTAGGTCTATTACCATACATTAAGAAATTTTGTGATAGTAACGCAATTTCCTACATACTAGAAGAAGGAGTAGAAAGTGACAAACATGTGGATGGTAAGAGTGCTTCAGGATTTATCAAGAGTCTCAAACCGAAATCGCAAGGGAAGTCTCTCAAAATTCGAGACTATCAGGTGGAAGCTTTTGAACTGGCCATATCCAGAAATCGGGCTCTTCTTGTTAGCCCTACTGCTTCTGGTAAGTCGTTAATAATATATTCTCTGGTACGTTATTACCAGATGATGGGATTAAAGACTTTAATACTTGTTCCTACTACTTCACTAGTAGAACAAATGTATACAGACTTTGAAGATTATGGTTGGAGTTCTGGTACGTATTGTCAAAAAATATATCAGGGACATGATCGTAAAGTTACAAAAGATGTTGTAATATCTACATGGCAATCTTTATATAAGATGCCTAAAAAATATTTTGAAGATTTTGGTTGTGTAATTGGTGATGAAGCGCATATGTTTAAGGCGAAATCACTTACTGGTATAATGACTAAGTTACATCAATGTAAGTATAGATTCGGCCTCACAGGGACGCTAGACGGTACACAGACGCATCAATTAGTACTAGAGGGTCTATTTGGTGCAGCTGAAAAAGTTGTCACTACAAAAGAACTTATAGACAAAAACACACTTGCAAACTTAAAAATAAAATGTCTTATATTAAGACATCCAAATATAAGAGAGAAAATGACTTATGCTGAAGAACTGGACTATATTGTTACCAACAAAAAAAGAAATGATTTCTTATGCAATTTACTACGGCATCTTAGGGGGAATACTCTATGTCTCTTTCAGTTGGTAGAAAAACATGGGAAGGTCTTACATGAAAAGTTGGGAAACGATGGTAATGTTTATTTTGTATATGGGGGCGTTGACACTAAAGAAAGGGAAACAATTCGTGGGCTGGTTGAAACGCACACCAATTCTGTTACTATTGCATCCTATGGTACTTTTTCTACTGGTATTAATATTAGGAACATTCATAACATCGTGTTCGCAAGTCCAAGTAAATCCAAAATTCGGGTACTCCAATCTATTGGACGAGGGCTCCGCACAAGTGAGAGTAAAGATTCCGTTTTGATATATGATATT